GCTTTATGCGTATTCTGCATATGCTACGAGGTATGATGAGACACCGCTAGACGCGCTGATACGGACGTACTATCTTGATCTGGCTCGGCGTTCCTGATGACACTTCTTTACATCCCGTGGCTACATTTCTATGTTGGATGGGAGCCATGTTGTGCAGTAAGAAAGCTGCACTTTTCCTGCACAAAGCTATGCCTTAAGCTGTTATGGGGTTGCTTTGAGCTAATCTGGGATTGGATCGACATGTTCCCTTCTCATGGTGCTCAAACGAACGATTACGGTCGCTGACCCAGAGCTGTGGCAATTTTGTCGAGCCATGGAGACACTCAGACGACAGGTTCCTACACGGGAGATGCCTGCACAACTGTTCTGTGTGTTTATGTTTATTGCGTCTGCAGGAGGGCCTGTCAAATGCGCTGACATCGAACAGGGACTTGGTTACAACCAGTCCAGTGTTTCGCGATTAACCAATTGGTTACACGACAAGACACGGACAGGGAAGCCTGGTTTGCATTGGATTACAAAGGAGTACAGAGGACAAGACAAGGTCGTGTCTTTAACTCCATTAGGTGAACAAATCGCTCGTGATTTCTGGGAGACTGTTTATGGTCAAACTTAAAACCTGGGGGCAGTGTGTCGATTACACATTTGAGACACGGCCCACTTGGCGGAGCGGTCCTTCGGTGAACTTCTATCGGATCAATACGGGTCACGTTACTGCCATGCGTGGTCGGTCGTTTCCGGTAGCCAAGATGGACGAGGACCAAGTCGCACAGATCGTTGCTGAGCTTGAGGATGAGCGGCACATGTCGTCATCCACGCTCAATCGCGTGATGGCATCGATCAGTACTGTGTTCACGCATTGCTACAACAATCGCAGGATCGATGAGATCCCTTACCGCAAGCTACCCAAGCGTAAGGAAGGGGAACATCGTTTGCTGTGGTTCACGGAGGACCAGGTCCACCACATGGCAGCAGCAGCCCGTAACCCATTTTGCAATGGTGATCTCAGTGATCACATACTTGTAAGAGCGTTTGCAGGGTTGCGGAGTGCTGAACTCAACAAGCTGCAAGTTCTTGATGTGGACTTAGCTCAACGTCGCATCCATGTGGGTGGGCGTGATGGCTTTGTCACCAAGGGCAAGAACTATCGGTGCATCCCCATCTCCGAACAGATTTACGAGATCTTCGTGAAACGCTGTGACGGCAGGCGGGATCATGCGTTGGTGTTCGGCAGCGACTTTGAGAACAGCGAACAGTTCAGGCGTGCTTTTAACAAGGTAAGAAGTTTCATCGGTTTGCCCGATGGCTACTGCCCTCATTTGTTAAGGCATACCTTTGGCACGCTGCTCAATGAGCGTGGTGTGGCGCCGTTAACCATCAAGGAATTGATGGGCCATAAACAAATCGAAACAACGTTACGATATGTGAAGGTTTCGGACCCCGCCAAGCAGGGAGCCATCGATGCATTGAGTAATCAATCGCCGCCCCCTAGCACATCATCAAGCGTGCCATCTCTGGAGGATCTGATGCAGGCCTGGCTGACCCAACAGGGTCTTCAAAGGGCTGATCTAGCCTGATCTACGGCGTCTAACACCCCTTGTGTTAGGCTCCATTCATCGGTGAACCGGCTCACTTCTCGTGAGACGCAAGCCGAGAGCCACACGGTTTTCATCCCTGAGAACCCTTGCAACCACTGAGGTTGTGACACTTGCGGATGTGGCGGAATTGGTAGACGCGCTAGTTTCAGGTTCGTCGATCCAGAGAATTGTCTAAGGCATGCAGCGGGTCCAAGCGGCCCGCTTTTCTTATGGCAGAACGAATGCCCTAAGCACTTGTCCATTTCCCGAATCTAACCACAAATCTCTTATGCCAACTCCGGCAGAAGTTGAAGAGGAAATTGCTCTTGAACGTCGCGCCATTGCCTGTGGAGAGCAACGTCTCCTCAGAGACACCCAGAAGCTTGAGGAACGGTCTTATGCCTCAGCGACCATCTATGGAGCAGCCAGCATCCAGGCAGCCCTGGGAGAGGTGTCACGGGTCATACAGGACACCATCAAGCGCATCTACGAGAGGCAGAACGGTGTCGACTTCGCCGCCATCCACCAGTACCTGACCGACATTGAGCCGGAGGCAGCCGCAGCTATTGCGCTCAAGCTGACCTTCGACAAGGTGTTCAGTCCAAAGGACAACGCCAACGAGATCGCCAACGTGATCATCGCCATTGGCCAAGCCCTAGAGCAGGAGTGTCAGCTCCGTTGGTATGAGTCGCAGGATCCTGACCTGTATGACCGCATCAAGCGGCAGTACTGGCACAGCGCCTGCGGTACACAGCAGAAGGCCACAGTAACTCGCACGATGATGAATCGGCACGAGCATCACTGGGACAACTGGACAACGACCATACGAGCGAAACTTGGAGGATGGCTTCTTGACTGTGTGATGAAGGCCACTGGGTGGTTTGACCGGGTGACTGTCAAGCGTCACAACGGAACACCAACGCTGATCGTCCCCAGCCTTCTCTTTTCCATGCAAAAAGAGGAGCTGATGCAAGACGCCCTGATGTTCGCTCCAATGGCGTGGCCCATGTTGGTCTCACCACGAGACTGGAGTCCCATCAAGGCTGGTGGCTACCTACTTAATGAGGTAATGCACGGCCATGAGATGGTTCGCAGGGGCAAGGGCGGACTAATACAGGGGAACACGCCACTCCTGTTTTTAAACAAGCTCCAGAAGGTTGCCTACACGCTCAACAATTTCATTGTCGACGTGGCTGAGACCTTGATGGAGCGTCAGTACAAGGTCGGTAAGTTCTTGCCGATCATTGAGCTACCCCTCCCCAATAAGCCGTTCGACATCGCGGAGAACGACGAGGCTAGACACGAGTACAGACGGCAAGCAGCAGAGGTTTTAAACCACAACGCTGCGTCATTCAAACGGTCCTGCCGTACACGCATGACCATGGAGACCGTCAAGCTCTTCAAGGAGAAGGACAAGTTCTTTCTTCCGTGGTCATTTGACTATCGAGGGCGTACGTATCCGATCCCGGCCTTCCTCACCCCGCAAGACACAGACTTCGGTAAGTCCCTACTGAAGTTTGCTGAGCCGTCCTTCATGACGGATGAAGCGGAAGCTTGGCTGGCATTTCAAGTTGCCACCACCTACGGGTTGGATAAAGCCACGATGAAAGAACCTCAGGACTGGGTTCTTGAGAACCAAGATCTGATTTCTCGTGTCGCAACAGATGCCCTAAGCAATCTCTCGGAGTGGGAGAATGTCTCTGAGCCGTGGCAGTTCCTCGCTGCATGTGAGGAGTACAACGCTTGTGTCATTGAATGTACAAGAAGTTGGACAAATCTGCCGGTTGCTATTGACGCTACGTGCTCAGGACTACAAATCCTGGCGGGTATGGCGCGAGACCAATCAACTGCAAAGTTGGTCAATGTCTTACCGTCAGATACACCACAGGATGCATACAAAGTTGTGGCAGAAATGGCAAAGCCAAAGCTGCCAGATCACCTAGCTGCTCTCCTTGATCGGAAGGTCACAAAGAGAACAGTGATGACCATTCCATACAACGCAACCAAGCATTCCAACAGGGCTTACATCCGTGAAGCTTTGAAAGAAAAGGGTGCTGAGTTCACACCAGAGGAACTCACTTTGATTGTTAATGCAGTCAGAGAGGCGATGTATGAGGTTGTCCCCGGTCCAATGCGTGTTATGGACTGGATCAAACAAGAAGTTGGCGCAGCGTTTAAACGTGGCGTAGATCACCTTATTTGGGAGACACCTTCAGGCTTTATCGTCAACCAAAACAGACGTAAACGCAAGGTATCAACGATCAAGTTACAGATCCTAGGTCGTTGTGAAGTGAACCTCACCACAGGTCACGAAGGTCCAGATGTTGCTGGTCATAAATCCAGCACAGCTCCCAATCTTATTCACTCCTTGGATGCTTCGATCTTGCATCAAGCATTCTTGAAGTTCAATGCACCGTTCACGGTGATCCACGATTCAGTGCTTTGTCGGGCTACTGATATGGGCATATTGAATCGCGTAGTCAGGGAAACCTACTGCGAAATCTTTTCATCCAGCAATCCACTTCTGGACTTTGCTGAAGCCATCGGAGCAGAGACTGAGCCACCAATCATTGGTGATCTCGATCTTGATTCCGTACTTGAATCCACCTATTTTTTCTGTTAATGGCCCCCAAAACTATCGTCACTCAAAAGCCTGTTGTCCTTGATGGTTATCAGGCTGTGATGAAGCCCAGCAAGTTTGGTTACTCTCTTGCTACTGTCTTTACCGATGATCTCATCGAACAACTTGAGGAAGATCGCACTGAGGTTCTCAAGTGGTGTGAATCCAAACTGAAGAACCCTAAGCGTGCAACGCTCAAGCCTGAACCTTGGGAAGAAGTTTCCGAAGGTAAGTACAAAGTCAAGTTCTCTTGGAATGAAGAGAACTGTCCAACGATTGTGGATAGTGAAGGTACTGTCATCACTAACACATCTCTGCCTGTGTATAGCGGATCTACCGTTAAGCTTGCATTCTTCCAGAAGCCTTACATCCTTAAAGATGGTGTCACCTATGGCACTAGTCTTAAGCTAAAAGGTATTCAGATCATCAGTCTTTCCAGCAGTGCTGGTGTAGATACTGGTGACATGGATGCTGAAGATGTAGCAGAACTCTTTGGTAAAACCAAAGGATTCAAGGCGGATGATCCGAATGTGACACCGGCTGCTGCAACTGAAACTGACGTGGATTTCTAAGTTCTATGGCTTTCCGCTCTGGGTTGGAAGAGAAGGTCGCTGATCTTCTCACCAACCTGGGCGTGAAGTACGAGTATGAATGTACAAAGGTTGCTTATCAGATTCAACACAACTACTGCCCTGACTTCTTACTTCCTAATGGTATCTACCTAGAGGTAAAAGGTCACCTCACTGAAGAGGATCGTCGAAAGATGAAAGCAGTAAAGAGTCAGAATCCTGACCTTGACATTCGGTTTGTATTTCAATCGCCCTATAACAAAATCTACAAAGGTAGCAAAACAACGTACGCAAAGTGGGCCGAGAAACACGGCTTCCAATGGTGCGTGTTCCATAGTATCCCAATCGAATGGCTGATGTAGAGCTGATCAAAGATCTAGCTACCAATCTAATCATGGCACTTGATAAGCATTCCTCACCGAATGACATTGTCGAGGGTTTTGAAGATGCATTGGATGGCTACGAAGAATTGATCCAACGTTTCCACAAACAACAATGATGACACCTAAAGAGCGCATCACTGAATTCTTTTCTGATGCTCTATGTGAAGCAGAAGAGTGTATCAAGCAAGCAGAGTTGACACCTGATGAAGTTGTCGGCTGTTTCGCTGATGCATTGACTGACTGGCATTCGTATTTCCAAAGCTCTGCTGACATTTACGAAAAGCTAATCAATGCAGTCATCTCCCGATACAGAAACAAGTAAGTATCTAACCCATGAACCTTGTCCTTCTTGTGGTAGTCGAAACAATCTTGCTCGTTACGACGACGGTCACGGCTACTGCTTTGGGTGCGGCCATTGGGAAGCTGGTGAATACAGCAACGTCACATCGTCAAAACCACGAATGACATTTCCCATAAAGGGAACCCCTGAACCACTACCAAAACGTGGCATCAGTGAAGAAGTTTGCCGTAAGTA